CTAATATATTTGGAATTATTCCACCACCACCTGTTGTAGTTGCAATACGTGGTCCAATCTGTAATAAGAATTGTGTTAACGGATCTCCAAGACCTTTGTCTGAACCTCCAAGACTTTCTACTAAATTTATTTTTTCACCAATAGATAAACCTTTAATATCTTTGGCATTACTATCAGCGTATTGTCCTCTTTCAACAACGTTGTCCATGATACCACCGCCGGTAGTACCACCTTTTCTAAACATAGGTCTTTTAAATATTCTACTCATATTAACTAAACGCTCTGTATACTCCTGCTAATGTAGCTCCAGCTCCTAGTGCTGTTTGTAACGGTGAAGGCGTAGGTGAAACTGTTTGTTGGAATTGTGCTGGGTATCCAGCTATTAAACTTGTAACACCAGAGCCAAGTTGTTGAGCTAAATTTAACGGTCTATTTGCTTGTTCTTGTAATAATTGTTGTTGAGCAGATAACTGAGCTTGTTGCTGTGCTTGTTGTTGTGTACCTAGTGCACCCAACGCTGAGATTTGTTGACCTACTAATGCTGGAGCTGCTTGAGCTAAACCTAATTGATTTTGGAAATTTTGTTGTGCAGCTTGTTGAGCTTGACCAAAACCTTGTTGTAATAGTTGTGCCTGTAATGCTGCTCGGTTCCTGTCGCTTGCTGCTTGGAACTCTGCTCTTGCAACACCTTCTCTGCCACCACCAAATGCACCAGCTCCAATAGCTCGTGCAGCTATTGCTGGTATACCTTTAGCAGCTTGTACATCAAATTCTTTTAAAGTCGTATCAATAACATCTTTTTGAAATGGAGATAAAAATTGTTGAAATGCTTGAGGCCCGGTGCTTGCTGCTGCTGTTTGTAAAAATGGTGCAAAAGATCCAAGACCACCTGCCAGTGATTGTGCTTGTTGAGTGAATGCACTAGGTCCAGCTACAAATTGTGGACCAAAAAGTTTAGTTAAATCTTGAGTCTTTGCATCTCCTATAGCACTTTGTAATTGTTCTAAAAAAGTTTGCCCTGCCGCTTGGATAAACGGTGCTGGTAAATTCTGTACTGTTTGAACTTCTGCCATTATACTACTCTGCTCTCTAGGTTCTTCATGAGATCATACATTCTCTGAGCGCCTTTATTAACACTACCACCCCCCGCAGCTCTAACTGCATCGGCAGTAAATACAAATTCATTATTTGATAACATCGCTGGGATATCATCTGCTTTTTCTTTTACACCAACTGGTGGTATAAATCCACCTGTTTCTCTTAAATCTAATTCTTTAACTCCTTTAGAATTAATATTTATTGGTAAACTTTCTATACCTGATGCCATTTCTACTTTTTCATCGGATCCCATGGCTCTACTAACTCTACCACCTTCAGCCATATTTCCTACATCTACTGTTTGATCATCAGCTGCTTCTACCATAGCGTTTATTCTTATATCGTATTCTTGATCTGATTCTCCTGGTTCTTGTGGCTGTAGCCTTTTAAATTGTACTCTTAGTTGATCTCTTACTCTTGCTTTTCTTTGACCAAACTCTTGATCAGATTCACCAGGTTCTTGTTCTAAACCAGATAACAAACCAGTAATCGCTGCACCAACTCCGCCTATTTTTAATGCGTCCATAGCAGCTCCAGCTCCTGTTTCAGCACCAGATAAATTTAAAAGACTCAAAGGATTTCCAAACATAGAACTTGCAGCGGGTCCAAAGAACATTGCTTTACCACCTGGTACAAGAGCAGGTGCAAAGTTTAAAGCAGCTAAAGCTAGTAAAGGATTTTTCTTAACACCTTTAACTACACCCTTAACACCTTTTTTAATTGACTTAACAATACTACCTAGACCGTATTGTGCTCTACCGCCATCAGCCATAAACTTTTGCATAAGTCTTTCAGCCTCTTGATCGAGTATATCCATCTCTTCAGGTGTTAATAATTTTAATTCTTTACCAAATAATCTTAATGATAATTCATTTCTTTCATCCATGATGTTTGGTTCTGAGGCCATTTTCTTAGGTGTTAGATCACCTTTTAATGTTATCTTTGGTGCCCCTGCTGTAAAATCTTTTGCTTGTTTAGTATCTGTTATTGCCATAATTTTGTCTAAATTTAGTTTATAGGGCAGGCGTACTTATCCTGAAATATCACACTTTATTTGATTTTTTTGTTATCGTCAATAGCTGGTTTTAGGTTATCAAAGAACCTACCACAAAATTGATGTTCACCCACATGAGTAATATAGTCCATAATATATAGATATACTTTACCACCCATATCAGTCCATCTTTGACAAAAGCCAAAGTCCTCGCCAAAATAACGTTTAGTTTCAGGGTCATGAAGGGTATCAAAAAAATTATAAAAATTTTCTTTCTTAACTTCTTTTCCGTTAATATTAGTAGGTTGATATATTTTTAATTCAGGATAATGTTTTATCATATCCTCTAATACAGTTCTTTTAATTAACATACACCCGGTTGGAGCATGGGTCGCTTCTACAATGCCTAATTTAGATTCGATATGATTTTGGTTATCTAATTTTATTGGAAAAGTATATCCAGGTTTTTTTAATTGATCTGCATTTTTAGCCTTATCTTTTTCTTTAAATATCTTATCCCAGTCTAATGACTTCATTGGATATGGACATGCAATAACATCTTTGTCAGCTTTTAACATTGTCTCTATAGTTTGAAAATTAAAATCAATATCTGAGTCTATAAATAATAAATGAGTATAACCATCTTCATGGTTTAACATTTCTGCTACACATAGATTTCTACCTTGAGTAACTAAAGAAGATTGCAGTAGTGTAAAGCTAACAAGTATTTTTCTTAATATACAATCTTGTTGAAACTTTAATACTGCTTGACAATAATGCATTGAGACGTTGCCATGAACAGGTGTGCAAACCATAATCTTATATGGCGATCTATCAGCTGGCTCAGATAAATCTATAACCTCCACTGTTTTTTCTTTCTCAAACCAAATAGGTTTATTGGGACTTTGCACTAATAACTCCTTTTAAAAAAGTTGTCCATTGCATAGCGATCTTATTCCAATTGTAATAAATATGTGCATATCTAGATTGAGAATCTAAATGATCATGTATTTGTTTTTGATCTAAAGTATGTGATGCTTGTTCTATACCAAAGCCAAACTTTTGAGCAAGTGCTCTATGATTAGAATCATACGGTATATACATAGGAAACTCAGCTCCTGTTTCATACAAAGCACCAAAGTCATCGACGATGCAATATAAACCTGCAGCCATACATTCTAGTAAAGATATACAGAAAGTTTCTTCAAAGATACTTGGATAAACATACATGTGATAATTTTTTAAATTATCTTTTATGTATTGATTAGGTCTATAACCTAGATAATTAACGTTAGGTAATTTATGTGCTTGTTCGTAAAGTTCTTGATACTCATGATCGTTTTGATCATAGAATTGTTTACCGTAAACCTCTGTGGATGAATATACATCTAGAGTAACCAAAGGATTTTTTACTAATTGCATTGCACCTAACAATACAGATAAACCACGCCAAGGTGTGTTTTGATGTATTATTTTTATAGGTTGACCTTTTTGATATGGTTTAGCTTGTTCTATTTTATCAATACCATTTTTAATGACTACAGATCTATTAGTAGGTATATTAAAATGATTTCTAAATTTTTCATATGTCCAATGTGAATTAAAAACATACCAATCATATTTATTATGATTAGCCGGATTACTAAACCAAGGAGCTAAGTTAGGTTGATCATAAGAATTTTTTTGCCAAAGTATATTTGGTTTTGTTGAATGTAATGGTATTTTTTCTGGCACCGAAGTACAAATCTGTACTTGATCCAATAAATTTTTATCAACGTATTTTTCTAAATACTCGAACTGTAGTTCTGTTCCGCCTTTAGGGTTTTGATTTTTTATTATCATTCATTACTTTCTGGAAGACTTCTAAACCTTTATTAGTTACTTGAATAGTAACGTCCTGTACAATATCAGGTCCTTCTTTCTTCTCTTTATATGTTTCACCAGTTTTTGTATTTCTATATGTAACTATAGTCGTACAATCAATCTTTGGTAAATTATCCGTTTTCATTCTCTCTGTTTATTAAAGCATAACTTACAACAACTGTTACTTTATTTGCTGTGGCTGCTTGCGCTTTTATAGCATCTCCTGATTCTAAATTCAAGCCCTGAGGTGATGCATTTTCCTGTGATGATGCACCCATGCTTTTTCTAAAAAACTCTATATCAGTTGATGCAGAGCTGTCTCTTAATGAAGCATTACACAGAATAGATCCTGTGCTTGAATTTGCAAAATACACACTTTTAACTATGGCTATCGCAGTGGTTGCTATTGTTAAAACAGTATTAAGATTAGTATCAGCTAAAGATTTTATTGCATTCTTATATTGTATACTCATGATAAAAAATAATTAAACGTATCTTGTTCGTTTTTTAAATCTTGTTGAAAAGAAAAATTTAATTGATTCTGTAATGTAGTTAAAGACTCCAATATCTGTCTTTGATTTTCTACATCGTATTCAGGTTTTGGTTCAGGTATGTAGTTTGTTACTTTAGCCATTATACTTCAAGTTGTCCTCGTAAACTTGCAGCTAATTCTTCAGCAAATCCACCATCAACTGCTTCTTTAATTTGAGGAGTTGTAAATCCTCCTTGTTGTAAAGTTCTAGTATCAAGCAAATTTAAACCAAACAATCCTTCAACAGGTGTTGTAAGGGCACTACCTGTGTCTCCTACTGATATAATTAAATCTGCAATATTAGGAACTCTAGTTGAAAGATCTGTAGCGGTATTTGGTAAAGTCCCTTGTTTTATACCTTCTAATGCATTTTTAAATTGTTCTAATGTTAAAGGATTTGGTGGAGCGTCCATTAAATACTGTCCATATTGTTTTTCTACCTCTGTTTGATCATCATCGGCTGTAGGTATATCTCCTGTAAGACTTAATAAACCTTTATTATCAAAATCATCATAGTAAGCTGGAGTAACTCTATCTGCATATAAACCTATGTCACTGAATCTACGCATATCATACGTTGGTTCATTAAATCTTTTACCAAAACCTAATCTTTGTCCGATACCTCTAATTAAATTTCCAAAAATCCCTCCGCTACCAAGAAAAGAAAACAATCCTTGATTTCTACCTTTACTAAAAGCTCTAGGATTAAATGCCTTAGCTCTTGCTATTTCAAATGGTGATACAACATTTCTACTATCAAAAAAACCTGGATTAACTCTTTGACCACCACCTGCTGCAATAAATGCAGATCTTAAATTTTGTGCTTCTTGACTACCTTGAGGACGTACCCCTGGAGGTAATTCTACGGGTGGTGATCCATCAAATCCTCTAAAATCACCTCTCTCTGCAGATTGTATGTCTGCACCACCTCTAAAGCCACCAAAATCTTTTCCTCCTGGTCCAAAGTCTCCTTCTAAAGATGGTATACCGCCAGGTCCTCTGTTTGGTTTACCTTTTAGTGATCCATATAAATTTAAATCTACAAGTATCTTTTCTTCTTCAGGTGTAATGTAAGCTAGTTTAGCTGTGGGTGTATTTGGTGATGACTTAGCAATTTTTGGAACAGTTACCATTTCAGATGGTCTAAAGTTTTTTACTCCACCTTGTATTTCATAATCTATTCTTTTATCTATCGACATTATCTACGTCCATCTGGTTGTGCGTCTAATCTTAATGTTCCATATCTCCAGGTTTCACCTGTGCCATCATTTTCTATTTTGACAGATAGTAATCTACCTCGAGCTCTTGTGTCTATCTTATCAGTTGTTTTGGTAACTGTAAAGGGTCCAAGTGGAGAGCTTACAGCTACATCATCTGGATAAGAACTTACAAATAAAGTAATCTGAGCATCTCCTGTTTGATATTTAAAGTCAGGTATAAATCGTCTAACTGCCATAAAAAACTCACCATCTCCTCTAAAATCTGCAATTCCTGTTGCCTGACCAAGGGCACTACGTCTTGATGTTATATCCCAATCACCTGATCTTATAAATGCAGGTATGGCTGTCGTGCCAGCGTTATTAACCTGGTCGGTTCCTTGCTCATGTTCGTAATAAATACTAGCTCCATATTTATTTGTAATTCCTAATATGTCAGGAAACACTGGAGTAGATGTATCTTCGTAGTCTGTAGCGTATGGATTATCAAACACACTTTGATCTTGATATGTTGTTCTATCTAAAGACGATGTTGTCCAGCAATTTTCTGCATAATTATAAGTTACACATCTATCAATTTGATCAGATCCATCTTTTGGATAAAACCAATTTACCTCTGTATACAAATTATTTGATCCTGCAAATATAACATCTCTAGAATTAAAGTTTAATCCAAGATTATCTCCATCTGTGCTAAATACAAAATCTTCAACAAGACATGGTAATGATTTTACTGTACCATCAAAAACAAAGAATCCACCTTGTGATCCCATCCAAAACACCGCTCCATTTACGAACGTCGCTGCGTGTTGACTAATACATCCACAGTTAGTACCTACCTGTCTAACACTAAATGTAAATGGTGGACCAACAAATTGAATAACATATGCAGCAAGGTCAGTTATAACAAATACATAATCCTTACCTTGAAGTGCTGATCTTATTTCATTACCTGTATCTAATCTAAACGTACCTGCTGTGTTAGTAGCTGTTGGTGTATACGTGTTTAAATCTTCTTGATTAGAAAATCTTACAAACATTGGATCTTGTGTTGTGGTATCACCAATAGTTGTTTCTGTTCCAAAATGAAATAAGTGTCTGTCTCTGTCAGACACCAATGTAAATCTAGTCGCTGTAGGATTATTGGTAGTTTGAAAATTAGATGTGGACTTTGAAGCTCTAATAGTTCTAGCATTTGATGCTCCTGCATTCCATGTAAAAGTTTCACCGTTAAATATAGTTGCAACTAACACTTGACCAAAATTATCAAGACTCCAGTTTCCTGGATCTAGAGTCACAGCACTTGTTGCTCTTGCAGTTCCCCATGTAGAAGTGTTCCAAGTTGATGTGCTCCAACCAAATCCAGTGGTTTGAATAGTTGGTCCAACTTCAACGTATGGATTAACAGTAACAGCACCTGCTGCTGTCATACCTGACCCTGTTTCAACTGAAGAGGCTTGCACTGTAAATTTATCTACGTCAGGCACAGTTAATATTTCATAAACTTTTTCTAAATCTGCAGCTGTATAACCAGATGCTCCCGTAACAGTAACACCAGACAGAGTTACATATCTTCCAACTGCTAAATTATGTGATCCTTTATTTATGGTTATTACATTAGAATTATTAACAGTTGTTAATGTGCCTCCAGTTATAGCTGTATCTAAAGGTGTAATATCAAAAAAGTCATTACCATAATAAAGAAACAAACCTTGTGATGTTCCAATTGCAGTATATTTTTCACCTGCAAAACTTGAGAATGCAACTTGTGCCCTGGCTGCCCCAGGTAAAGTTTTCTGAGCAGCTGTTAATTGTAACCAACCACCTATTTTTTCAGGTAATCCATATCTAAATCTTACAAAATCACCGTCAGTCCATTGACCTTCAGCACCTGACTCAGTGTCTTGTTTGTTAAATCCAGGCTTGAATTTTAATTTCTGTAGCATATAAATCGTTATATAATACTTATATAAATAATGAAAGACTCAATATTATAATGGATAA